GTTTCCCAGTCACGATCCGGGGGTGAAGCAGTAAAAGAATACTGGCAAAATAATTATGCAGTAGAAATAAGATTGGAGGATAGATAATGTCTACTAATGGTAAAAAAGGTACAAACTTTAAAAACGGACTAAGTAATCTACCAAGTGGACATCCTTTTAATGGATTAAACACAGGTGCGGTAGAGTCAGATTATATTATTTGGCATGATGATTTTAGCACTTATGATGCAAACCAATGGGCATTAACTAAAACAGAAGCAGGTTCAGCAGCAGGTTCAGTAGAACTAGGCGATAAAAAAGGCGGAGAGTTAGTATTAACTACAGATAATGCTAATGGAGATATAACTAAGTTAGCATGGAAAGGTGCAGCAGCAGGAACTAATTTTGTAAACAACTTTCAGTTTTCAAGAGATAAATATTTTCATATGCAAGCTAGATTTAAAATATCTGGTACAGGAGTTAGTTTTACAAACACTCATGTTGGAGTCGGTTTAATGGATGGCAGTAAAGTAGCTGCATTACCAGGAGTATCTAATACATGGTCTTTAAATAACGCTTCTTGGATGATAGAAAATTCACCATTTTATAATGCTATATTTGGTGGAGATTATTTGTTTTACATGATATCGGAAACAGGAGCAGGTATTAGACCAGTAGGACCAGATTCACAAACACCAATAAGTTTAGCAGTAGATAGATATATAAATATTGGTATAACAAGTAGATATCCACAAAGATCAGCATCAAATAGATTGCCTGGACCATCAAGAGGTGCAGGTGGTGTTGTTTGGAGTGAAACTTATGGCGGAACATTTAAAGGTACTGATGGTGCAATTAGAGGTCCACTACTTAACTGTTATATGGTAGATGAAGTTGGAGATGTAGGTCCTGCAAAAAATTGGGTTAACTGCATTAATGATCCTAATTCTGATGGATCACTACCAGCATCTCAAGAACCAGTAACACCTATGACACCATTCATTGCTGTAGGTAATCGTTCTAATACAGGCAATCAATGTAAACTAACAGTAGATAGTCTGACAATAATTCAGGAGAGATAATGGCAACTAATTTTAAACAAGGTTTTACAAACATAGGAGATGGCAAAGAGCATCCTATTGGCGATATTATTAAAATACCTTTTGCAGGTAGAAACCAAGAATACTTTGATGACTTTCATTCATACGATACAAGATTTTATGAAAAAGGAGACATAGGAGCTTCCAATACTGCTGCACAAGTAGTAGGTGAAGCTAATGGAGTTATTAGACTAACAACTGATGCTAGTGGTTCTAGTGCTACTTGTTTAGCATGGAAAGCTGGCGAAGCTGCAAAAGTAGGAAACTGGAATACTATAGTAAATGGTGAAACAAATTTTGTTTTTAAATATAGATTTAAAATGAATAATGATGCAGCAGGTACAGGCAATAAAAATACCGAAGGTTATCCAGTTATAGGTTTAATATTACCAACACAAGCAGCTAATTCATTTCCATTCTTAGCATTTACTGGACAATTTACTGGAGTAGCACACAGGAAAAACTCTGCAACAGTATATGGTAATACAGCTTTTGCAGGTAACTTAGGTAGCACAGATGGTTTTTATAGTCCAGCAATGGATGATGTTGGTGATGGTAACTATCACACACTTTCTATTATTTATAGAGATGCAAAACCTGGAACTGGTTTAGTAGGAAAAAATATAAGTAATCCAAGTGGTACAGCTAAAGAAATGGTATGGATGTATGATAATCAAATTATTCAAACGCTAGATAGTATAAGCGGCAGGATACCATTTGACGTTGGTTGGTCTGGTATATCAGAAGCTAATCCAGCTATAGGAACACCAGGAGCAACATTAAATGTTGGCGAGAATAATGGTTTCTCTCCTTGGTTTGGAATTGCTAATGGTACTGGTGCTGTTGCACAATCAATGGATGTTGACTATGTTTATCTAGCAGCAGAAAAACCAAAAGGGAGTTACTAATGGCTAAAGTAAAAATAATTGTAAAAGAAGGCACTAGAGTTAGAAAAGAACATGAAGCAGCTAATAAAGATGCTGCTGTTGCGTGGATTAAAGAAAACGTAAAAAATGAATCTTTTACAGCAGAGGAGATTGAATAATGGCTGATGCAGTAACAACACAAATAATTCAAGATGGACCAAGAAATGCTGTAATTAAATTTACAAACATTAGTGATGGCACAGGTGAATCAGCAGTTGATAAGGTTATAGTAGGTAACTTAAGTAAGTTAGCTAATGGTCAGCCTTGTACAGAAGTAGTTTTAGAAAGGGTGCAATTTTATCTACATGGTATGGCTGTAACTTTAAACTTTTCTGTATCATCAGGCACAGCAGGTTTTATAGCTAAATTAAAAGAAGATGATTTAGGTGATATGGATTTAAGAGATTATAGTGGTATACCTAATAACGCAGGTGTTAACAAAACAGGTAATATTAGTTTTACTACCACAAGTGCTAGTGCTGGAAATACATACACAGTTATATTAACCTTAACAAAAGCATAGGAGAAATTATGGATAAATATATTATATACGGAGCAGGCTTCCCACCTCAGTATTATGTACTAGAGCAAGGAGAAGATGGTGTCTGGAAATCAGTATTTGGACCTGATCCAGATTTAGTTGATGCTCAAACAAAAGTAAACGATCTTAATGGTGTAAGAGCTAGAAATGATAAAGGTCAATTAGTTGGAGATGATCCATCTACACCTAATGTAAATGAAGCTTACGCTTCTGGTAAAGCACCAAAGAAAAAAACAGCAGCAAAAAAGAAAGCTGCACCTAAAAAGAAAGTAACTAAAAAAGGAGCAAAATAATGCCAGGTAAAATGATGAAACAACCTATGTATGGTCATGGTAAAAAAACCAAAATGAAAGGTAAAAACTATTCAATGGGTAGAGCTATTGAAATGGGTAAAAGACCTGGAATGATGGGTGGCAAAGGTACTAGCAAAATGGTTGAAATGGAACAAGATAAAGTTAAAAGACTTTATGGCGGTGGTAAAACTAAGTAACCATGGGCAGAGCAAAGAAAGACTCTCGTCTTAAACGAGCAGGTGTTTCTGGTTATAACAAACCCAAGCGTACTCCAAATCATCCAAAAAAATCTCATATAGTTGTTGCCAAAGAAGGTGACAAAGTCAAAACCATTCGGTTCGGACAAAAAGGTGCAAAGACAGCAGGTAAACCTAAGAAGGGTGAGTCTGCTCGTATGAAAGCAAAACGTAAATCTTTTAAAGCACGACATGGTAAAAACATTAGAAAAGGAAAAATGTCAGCAGCATATTGGGCGGATAAAGTAAAATGGTAATGTCGAGAGCAAACTTTAGTAAAATGACTAGGAGTGCTCCAGCAAAAGGAACTAAAATGAAAGAAATACCAGAAGGAAAAAAAGGCAAAGGTTTAAAACAGTTACCTAAATCTGTTCGTAATAAAATGGGTTTTATGAAAACTGGTGGTTTAACTAAAGCTCAAGAGAAAAAATTAAAAAAACATTCAAAACATCATAGTGCAAAACATATGGGTGAAATGAAAAAAGACATGAAAGCAGGAAAGTCTTTTAATGAGTCACACAGTAAAGCTATGAAAAAAGTAGGTAAGTAATGGCAACTAGCGGAACAACTACATTTACATTAGACCTTGGCGATATCATGGAAGAAGCTTATGATCTTGCTGGTCTTGAAATGCGTAGTGGTTACGATTATCGTAGTGCCAAGAGATCGCTTGATTTAATTTTTCTTGAATGGCAGAACAAAGGCCTTAATTTGTTTACAGTTGTTACTGGCACACAAACTTTAACAGAAGGTCAGGCATCATATCCTTTGCCAGCAGATGCATTAGAAGTTATAGATGTATCTTTACGAACAGACTCAGGAGATATAGATAATCAAAAAGACACCAGGCTAACTAGAATATCAAGAACACAATACAGTCATATAGCTAACAAACTATTGAAGTCTAGACCTACACAGTTTTATTTACAAAAATCTAGTTCAGCTAACAACTTAGTATTGTGGGCTACCCCTGATCGTGACTGGGAAAC